AGATAAAATTGTCGGTGTAAATGTGCTGAATACTTCTTCGCGTGAAAGTCCTGTGTGAAGACAAATGTTGTTAAAGTCTTTGATTCTCATTCGCTCTGGGTGTGCAACGTAAAGTCGTGCTGTTGGATCGCTTATGCGTAACACGTTCTTAAAGTTATTCATCGTCTTGAAGTTCATCTTGACAAGTCGTCCGAATGGCGTTTTATAGATTGCTTTATTCATCTTGACCTCCGTAAGTTTCGTTGTAGTATTGTTCTGCATTTGTAGACTCACCATATATGCTATGACCTTCAATGTAAGAATCCGTAATCTGCTCCTTCTCCATTTGCTTGGCTTGTTCAAAATGTTTTTGTGAAAGAGTTCCCTTGTTATCCCAATACGCTTGTTCCAACCAGTCAACCGCAGTTTGTTTGTGTTCCATATTGTTTAAATTTAAAACTTCATTTGGTTCACTACCAAATTTAGCATTTGGATTATCGTAAATAAAATAATTGATGTGTTTTTGACAGTCCGTAATGTCTCCTTGCAACATTGTTTTATTTTTTTATTGTTTTGATTTTAATAGTGGTTTAATCAACTGCTCTTTCTTCTTATTTACAACGTGGTTCGTTCCGCGTAACTCTGGATTGTGTTCCTTAACTAATCGCGCAATGCGTGTGATGTTGTCAGCGCTAACATACTTTCCACTTTCGTACATCGCAAAGAAATTACTTGTGATGTCTTTTCTTTCTTCGAACTGTTGTTCCCAAACTTTCACACAAAGTGCTTTGTTGTTGTTGCGGAGCGTCTTGTATTTTTTGAGTAGTTTCTCAACGCGGTTTTCAAGTGATACTAATTTTTTCATTGTATTGATTTTGATTCTTTAAGTGTCATAAAAGGGCATTATGTATGAGATAACACCCTTTTATAACATCTTATTAATTTAGAATGGAAGGTCGTCTTCGTTTTCAGTTGGCTTAACTAAACCGCTTTGTTCCAACATTGCCTTCGCTTTGTTCATTTGGTCAGCTGCACGATCTAAACGTTTGCTAAATTCAGCAGACGAACTCACTTTGTTTTGAAGCCACTCTGGTAGCATCTTAAAACGCAAGTCGAAGTCTTCGCTGTCGTAGTCCAATAAGAACGCTGCGTTAACTTGTGGTGGGCAAGTCATTCCTTTTGCAAGTGGTGATGCTCCCTTCAAGTCTGCATAAGTACGTCCTGTGTTCGCTGTGCGGTGCATTACGCTCACCATTGCTTCTTTGCCTAACAAAGTACCGATGTCAAATTTAGATGCTTCAGAATCGCTCATTGCCTTTCCTAACCAAGATTGAACGAAGGCGCGTAAGCCACTCTTTTCGTGCATAGACAATGTGAAGTCACGACCGATTGAGAATGGTTGTTCACCTTTGCCGAAGTCAGCAGTTTCGAGAGGTAGTTCGAATACCAGACGAACCTTGTTCACTAACTTTTCTTCGCCTTGATAGGTGTCGACGATTGTGCCGATGTGAATGATTTGGTAGCAACGTGCTACGTGTGTACCTGCAGGGACTGTATGTCCTCCGCTTCCGTTGTTTGTTTGTTGTGCAATGATGCTCATGTTGTTGTTATTTATTTGTTGTTGATTTATATAAGATTCAAATTTGTTTGCGAGTTTCGCTTCTTCGTTCTGCCAGAACCATTCGTTCTGCGACATTTGTTCTTCCTCGCTCATTCTTTTATGATAACCCATTACAAGTGGTCGTCAAATATATCAAGGTCGAAGCTAAAAGAAACACCGTCCTTTTCTAACGTAACATAGTCCAAGTCAAAGTCAGGATCGTCGTTCTTCCAGAAGCGACCTCGCAAGTTAATTGTGTACATATTGTCTTGTTCGTCAATGAAGACAAGATGTTGTGTTTCGTCTACTTCAAACCAACCTGTTTGGTCGTCGTTGTAATTGTTTGCAATGGCTTTGATTCTTTCATTCAGCGCAGAGATATCTTCGTCGCTGAAGCAGTAAGTGATTTTAGGACAGTACATATTATTTGATTTTAGTGGTTACAAATGTATTCAATTAATTGGTCGTTCCAACGCGCTTCTGAAAGTTTTTGATGTTTCTCTATGTTCGCGCTTATCTCGTTGTGAGTTAGGTTGTAAGCGTTAGCCGACGAGTAAACGCAAATAAAGTTACTTTTCTTTTGGTGGCTCTGGTAGTTCTTTGTAATGTGTTGAATGAATCTTGTGGAGTACTCGTTCAAGTTCGTCAACTCTCTTTTGACAAGAGGCATCCCAATCCAATGCTCCATTTCTCTTATCACCATAATAATTTTGGGCGACGATAATAGCTTCGGTAAGTAGAACGACATCTTCGAAAAAAAAGAAAGGTGTTTTGTAATAGTGTTTTTCATTGTTCATGTTGTTTGTTGGTTTTAGATTTCTTTTGATAAAATAACTTCTTCGCGTGGTGTCGCTGACTTAATTTTGTCGTAAGCGCGCACCGCTTCGTCGTAGTCGTTGTAGCTCATGTGAAACTCTCCGTTGACTACAATCTTATAGTACATATCGGTCAGCGTTGTTTTTTGGATTAGTTCTACTTTCATTTGTTTGTTGTGTTTGGTTGTTGTTCTAAGATTCTTGTTTGTTCGTCAATCGTTCCTGCGATTAACATTGCTCCAAAAAGAAGCGCGATGTAGAGTAGTGTTTTTTTCATGTTGTTTTTGTTTATCTTTGTTTGTGTTGTTAATTGTTTGACAAATATATGCTAAACTTTTGAATACACAATAAAAAAATGAAAATAAATTGAAAATAATTTCTAACTGATTGAAAATGAACGTAAAAACTTTTAAGAAAACTTATAAAAAAAGTGTTGTAAAGCGTAAAGCAACACCCGAATCTGAATCTAATCAGCAAGAAATTGTAATAAAATACCTTCGTTTAGCATATCCCGACGCGTTGTATTGCGCTTCAGCAGGTGGAATGAGAACAAGTTACTTGCAAGCGATTAAGATGAAGCGTACCGGTTACGTTAAAGGCTTTCCCGACCTATTTATATACGAACCACGCGGTGCGTTCTATGGTCTTGCTATTGAAATGAAGAAAGAAAAGGGGGGTGTCGCGTCGCCAGAACAAAAGCGTTGGCAGGAGCAATTGAGAAACAGGGGGTATTGTTCTTATATTTGTAAGGGAAACGAGGAAGCAATCAAAGTAATAGACGAATACTTTCAAAGTTGACACTTGACCAATACATAGAAGGACACTACAAAAAGTTCAAAGAACTTGCGAAGAACATTTCGCGAGGCGAAGATTACTATGAAGATTTGCTTCACGATTCTTTGCTCTCTATGTTTGGTTCGAAACACATTGAGAATCTAATTGACACAGGCGACTTTGAGTTCTATCTTATTCGTGTAATGTATCTGGCGGTTAACTCACCTACCTCTCCATTTTACAAACAAACGATTGCTTGGAATCGCAACCGCAGAGACTTCAAAGAATATGCGCACGAAGTCGACAAGACTTGGTTAGGCGCACGAATGACAAACGAACAACTGGATATCCTTATAAGTCGTTTGAGCGAATTTGAAAGGCTTATATTTCAAGAATATATCTTCGAAGGCTTCACCTATAGAGAGCTGTCAAAACAGACTGGTATTCCAATGCCTTTCTTATATCGAACAATAGACAATATCAAACAAAAAATAAGAGCCAATGTTATTCGCAAAAAGTAATGAGTACAAGCGCAGGTTAGAAATATGTCGCAGTTGTAAATTCTTCGAAGCATCAACTCAAAGCTGCGGTCCATTGATCGTGGGCGACGAAGTAGAAACCGAAGTCCTATTCCGAAAGAAGTCAATCAAACTTTGTGGGTGTGTCATGCCTATCAAAGCAAAACTCGCCTTCGCATCTTGCCCAGCGTCAAAGTGGGACGGTGTTCTTTCAATGGAAGAACAAATAGAGTTCAAGCGTTTCTTGCTCGATATGAAAGCTCAAGGACGTTTAGAGGATAAAGACTTGATGAAGTTCTATTCGTTTAAGGATAAAGCTACAGGAGCGTTCAATGAGCGTTCAACGTGCAGTCCTTGTGTTAAGAAAGACATAAATATGTTTTTGGAGTCGATGAAGGACGTAATTGTTGAAATAGGTGAATAACTTATAAGGCAACTTTTGGAAATACAAACGTATATTTGTAGAGCCAAGTAATAACTTATTACCCCCTTTTGTTTTTGCTTGGCGGCTAGAAACAATTGGGGGTATATTTTTTATCGTCGGGAGTATTGAACGGCAGGATAAAAGACGAACAAGGGCAACTGTGGGATTGTGTTAAAGCCCAATGGTATGACAAAGGAATAAGCCATACGACACACGGAGAGGCAATTCTTCGAAAGATAGATTCCAGACTAACGGACATTGCTGTTCACGTTAGGACACGACAGCGAGAGACTCATTCGACAGAGTGATTAAATCGCAAAAGTGAGCGTCCAACACATTAAGAAATTAGTGTGCTTGGATATTTCTATCTCTCACTTTAGCTCAAGATCTATTCTCTAGAGTAATTAGTATAGTGAGTGTTTTAAGAATTTAAGAAGTAACAATGATAATTATAGCAGCACAACTTGAAAGCGTAGGTACGCGAAAGGACAAGACGCTCAAACTAACCTTTGGAACAAATGAGTTAAGTCCTTCACAAGCGTCAGAACTATTTACAATAGCTAATCAGTTTGGTTATCTTGCCTTCAAAGATGAAGACTTCAAACGCGAAGAACTGGACGCAGTAGAATCATTAAAGTCTGAACTTGAAGATACGTTAAAGAAGCCTTCACAACGTTTGCGTGGTGTTCTATTCAGACTGTTCGAACAAGACAACGACGGGTTCAAGACGTTCTCGAAATACTACGATTCGAAAATGGAACAACTTATTAACCACTACAAAGGAAAATTAGGGTAGTTCTTATATTTATAAATTATGAGCAAGGAAGAAAGCAAAGTAAAGTCGCAAAGTGCTACACTAAAAAAGAACGCTATGCTAAAAGCATTGGAAAGCACTTTGGGTGTAGTAACGTCAGCGTGTGAAGTTGTTGGAATAGATAGACGCACACACTACCGTTGGATGAATGAGGACGAAGCGTATCGTGTGCAGGTTGAATCGTTGACCGACCTTGCTGTTGACTTCGCAGAAAGTCAGTTGTTCGAATTGATTAAGGGAGCGCACCGCGAGGTGTCAACACCAGACGGTGAAGTAATCCGTATTCAAGACGCACCCAACACAAGTGCAACAATTTTCTATTTGAAGACACGCGGAAAGAAACGAGGGTATGTTGAGCGAAGTGAAATTGCAGGTGTGAACGACGCTCCAATTCAAATAATAATAAACGATAAACTATGAGCGAAAACAAACTTAACTTTTTGAAGTCGCAAATTAGCGTGTTCAATCCAGAGTGGACGAAAGAACAGGTTGAGATGGAAGCAATCAGAATATACAACGAAGCAAACACTATCGACGACGACGACGAAGGGTGTTTGTATTGCGGATCTTAAACGAATAAATACGAATAAATACGAATAAATGAGTATAAAAGTATCAATACCTGCTGACTATTCAAGCGTAAGCGTCAAGCAATACGTTGACTACCACAACGCAAAGAGCGACATCGACAAGTTGGTTTCAATCAGTAACCTACTGAAAGAACAGGCGGAACAGATTCCCTTCCAACACTTGCCGACATTACTCGCAGCGTTTGAGGACACACTCGCTAACGAGAGCGCAAAGTTCTTCGAGACGATAACGATTAAGGACAAAGACTTCGGTTTCATTCCAGACTTGTATTCTATCTCAATGGGTGAGTATGCAGATATCTCAACGTGGGCATCTGACGTGTCAACGAATATGGTCAAGATAATGGGAACGCTTTACCGTCCTATCGACAAGCGCGTAGGTTCGAAGTACACAATCGTTCCACACAGCAAACAAAATAGAGAACTCGTTGAAGGCTACGTCGAACAAATGACGCTCGAACAATTCAACGGTGCGATGCTTTTTTTTTCGACTTTGCTCAACGAACTAAACAACACTTCGCTCGACTATTTGGAGACAGAGGTGAAGAAGTTGACGGAGGAGTTGACGGAGCAATTGAAGACAGAGACAACCTAAACCAAGTGCTTGGACGATACGGTTGGTACCACCTTTTCATGGAAGCGTGTGGCCGCGATATAACAAAGTTGGACGCAATTACGGAAAAAAGCGCGTGGGAGATATTTACATATATGACTTACCTAATAGATTACAATTATGTCGAACGTACAAAGCTACAACGCGCTCATCGATAGATTCCACGCATTTGCGTCGGGACACTTTATTCTTAAAAGATTTTCACACGGACAGATTGAGGTATCAGACCTTGAGAAGTTTGGTGAATATCCATTTATGCACGTAGTTCCGTCTAACGTTACTTACGCGAAAGGAATGAAGACGTTTAGTTTTCAGATTGTCCTTGCCGACCTACCACGCGACAAAGAAGATAAACCCGAATACCAACGCGAAGTATTAAGCGACCTTCAAAGAATCGCAGAAGACTTGGTTGCCGAGATAACGAACCACCGCGTTTTATTCGGTGACTTAATCACGGTGCAGAACGTAAGCCTTGAACCATTCCTTGAGGAGTTTCAACACACGCTAACTGGTTGGACGATTAGTCTTGACCTTCTCGTTCCCTACTATTGGGACGCGTGTTCAATCCCTGCAGAGTGGAACGACTTCTTTGAAAGCGGAAGTGGTGGTACAGGATCAATCTTGACGTTCATTGATAGTATCACACGCGACGAAAACGGAAATGTTTCTTTGGTTAATGACGAAGCAGAGCCTTCACCGAATTACTACTACGGAACAAACGACGAAGGGGTGCGTGGTTGGTATTTGTTGACCGACGAAATAGGATTGACGTGTGAAACGATTGGCGACTGCGAAACTATTATCAACATCGAAGCAGCCATTGACGCACTCGAAGAAGAAATACTTTTGAAGGCTGACATAAGCAGCATAAGCGCGGTAGGTTTCTCGAATGATTACAACGACCTTGACAACCTTCCAACGTTACCAACAGGAACAGTTACTTCGGTAGGTTTAACAATGCCTTCAGCGTTCAGCGTTGCAAATAGTCCAATTACTACTTCTGGAGATATAGCGGTAACAGGTGCCGGAACGGTGTCGCAATATGTAAGAGGTGACGGAAGCCTTGCTAATTTCCCTGCGTCAACGGGTGGCGGTGGATCATTGTCATTCTATCTAAATGGTTCGGTATCACAAGGTACATTTGGCGGTGTAGCAATGAGAGAAATGGATAGAGTACCAATCATAGGTGCAGGAACAGATTTCACCATTGCAACGAACGGATATATTCAAAGTTTTATCACAGATGCTAACGTTCCAAACTTGTTAGAGATACCTGCAGGAAATTGGAACTTCGAAACATATTTCAGCGCATCGAGTAACGGAGGCAGTCCTTCATATTACATTGAATTATACAAGTGGGACGGAGCGACATTATCTTTGATTGCGTCGGGTTCTGCTAATCCCGAAGGCATAACAAACGGAACGGCAACACACCTTTACGTTAGCGCGATAGCTGTACCACAAACTACGTTAGCATTAACGGATAGGTTAGCGGTTCGAATCTACGTTAACAACTCAGGAAGGACGATTAAACTTCACACCGAAAACAGTCACCTTTGCCAAGTTATAACTACATTCTCAACGGGCTTAACAGCGTTGAATGGCTTAACAGCACAAGTGCAGAACTTCGCAACGGGGACAAGTGGAACAGACTTCGGTATCTCGTCTGCAACAAGCACACACACGTTCAATTTACCAACAGCAAGCGCAACGAATAGAGGTGCTTTGAGTTCTGCGGATTGGTCTACGTTCAATAGTAAACTTTCAGGGTTAACAGTAGGCACTACACCTATCACAAGCGGAACGGTTGGACGTGTGTTGTTCGAAGGGACGGGCAATGTATTGCAGGAAAGTGCTAACTTCTTTTGGGATAATACGAATATAAGATTAGGAATAAGCACATCAAGTCCAAAATCAAAAGTTCATATTTCAAGTGCTGTTGTTGGAGGTAATCCTGTTCTTGGTGTTATTGACACAAAAACATCATTGTTTTTAACTGATTCATCTAATAATTACGGTTTGTTATTTGGAACAAATGGAGCAAATGGATTTAGTTGGATACAATCGCAAAGAGTCGACGGAATAGGCACTGCTTATCCTATATTACTAAATTCACAAGGAGGTAATGTAATTATAGGTTCTATTTTAGACGCAGGGTACAAGCTCGATGTGAATGGGACTGCTCGCATAACAGGAACAGGAACAACAGCAGCCACAAATGCGTTCACAGTTAGAAATTCGGGAGCTGTTCAAACATTTAACGTCAACGATTTAGGACAGGTGCAAATTGGACGAACAACAAGCATTAACTGGACCTTTTCAAGTAATAGCTTAACCTCTTCACAATATGCTTTTATATTTTCTTCAAACGGTTCAATCTTAACAACAGGAGCGGGAAATGGCGGAGTGTTTGGAAATAATGACGGTGGTAAAATTGCAGATAGTGGAATCTCAACAGCCCAAGTTGCTAGCGCTGTTTTAGAAGCTAGTTCAACAACACGCGGCTTCCTTCCGCCGCGCATGACCACAACGCAAAAGAACGCTATTGCTTCACCTGCGGCAGGGTTGGTTGTTTACGATACAACTTTGGGTAAACTTTGTGTTCGTGGTGCTTCAGCGTGGGAAACAATAACATCAGTATAATAAATAAACAATGGCTAAAATACAACCAATCGTCTTTCCTTTAAATCAAGGAACTGCAACAGAGATGAGCGTACTCATTCTCAACTTCGAAACAAGCGCAACTACTTGCACAACTTATTATGAGTTAAAATCAGAGGCTACTGAGGAAGTGCCTTCAAAGGTTTTATCAAATGGAAATTACACGCTAACAGAACAAGAGTTCGCAGCGTGGGGTGAAGACAACACGTGGGTGGAGCAATGCGTAGCGAGTGCAATAGGTGTAACAATTTTATCTTTATAATATGAATCTTACAGAGGAACATTTGAAGCAGTTAGATGCTTTCATTCAAGAGATGCCAGTTAAATTTGGCTTACCACTAATCCAATTTTTTAACAAGATAAAAGAGGAATCAGAAGTAGACAATGGCTAACGAACAGAGCGCACCCAACTTCTTCGCTGTTGTCAACGATATGGCTAAACGCTTCGTTGAATTGATGCAGTCTGACTATCGTATGAAGCGAAAAGTCGGACGCAACTTCACGAACGCGGTAGCAAGTGGTACGCTCGAAAAGTCTTTGAAGTACAGGTTACAAATCAAAGGTCAAAACATCAACGTTTCAGTCTACGCAAAGGGTAAGGCAGGACAATACTTTTTGTTCCGCGAGAACGGTGTGAATGGAACGCAGAAGTCGCAAGGTGCGCCATATTCATTTAAGAAAGGTTCTGGAAGCAAACCTGCAAAGGGACAAATGTCGCCAATGCAAAAGGCAATATACGATTGGATGTCGATAAAAGGCATACGACTACGCGACACAAGTAGTGGTAAGTTCAAGAAGTCGACGGAAGAACTAAAACAACAGGTGGCTAAACTTATTATGTTCAAGGTTCGTCGTGACGGAATCAAGGGGTGGAAAGCGTTCGACTACGCAATGGAGAACATTTGGGACGAATACGAATCGAAGGTGGTCGCAGCATACGGAAAGGACTTCAACGCGACAATAGAGAATCAACTAAAAGACATACAATAAACATGGCAATTACAATAAACGACCAACCATACGAATACACTCCAGTCGGACAACGATTGATGCTCGTTGCATCTTCAACCAACGTAGCCAACGCAGGCTTTCGTTTCGTGTTCGACTTCGGTGCGTTCCAAGTCAACGTACAACCTAACGCAGCGAACAAAGGTGTGTTGGATTTAGCACCTATCTTTCGTGAAAAGTTACAACACAATCCTTCGCTTTTGACAACGTCAGCGGACACGGAGAACACCAGCGTCGCGTTTATTTCTTGCACGATTAAAGAAGGGTGGTTGGTTGACGGAGTATTCACGGTAAGTGGTTCGGGTATGGCTGACATTGACGACGTGTACGCGTTCCTTGCGGAATACCAAGTGAGCGACGGATACAAACCTAATCCAAATATACGCTATGCGTTAGACGGCATTACGAAGTACGCAATGAGCGAAAGAAATGTTGACACTCACAAATGGATTGAAGCACCTTCACGCGGTCTTTCAAACGATTGGGTGTACGTTCCAACGCGCGCAGCTGACTATGGTGTTTTATACGCACCTTCGGAAACAACATTACTTGCAGATAACGACTTTGATATTGTTGTCTTTTCTTCGTACGACAACAACGACGATTTGATTGACACGCAGTTCTTGACGTTGGAAAGCAACGCTTCAATTGTGAATGTGGTTGGTGCTTTTTACGCTAACGTCAATTTGTGGGGTGGGTTAGATTTAACAGGTGCTAAATACTACACAATACAATTTGGAAAAGAAACAGCTTTCCCTATTTACACACCTTCTTCACGCGTGTATTGTTTTTACGTTGTCGCTGACGATTGTCGCTTTGACAATGTGCGCTTGGGTTGGTCAAATACTTGCGGTGGGACTGATTACTTTAACTTCACAAAGAAGTCGGAGTTGTCGTTTAACTACGATCGTAAACAATACCAAAAAGTGGTAGGAACATATAACGCTTCGACGTTTGGTTTCAACACCTACGACAGAGGAACAACTGACCGATATGTGACAACAACGAAAGGACTACAAATAAACAGCGACTGGGTATCTGTTGGAGAATTCGAATTGTTGCAAACGCTTTGTCGTTCTAACGACGTGTTTATAATCAATGACGACGGCACAATGACACCTGTTCTTGTTGACACTCAAAACTTTGTTATCAAGGACGAACGCTATTCAAAACTTTATAATGTTACTTTGAATTTGAAATACTCACAACCTGTTGGCTTATGATGAACCAAGTAATTCTAACGCTAACGGATAGCAACGGTAACAGCGCGATTCTCGACCTTTACGAGAACGAGAAGATGCACTTGAACTATAAGTTCACAGACATCACCGACTTCGCTTCTGTGGGCAATTACTCGCAGGAGTTTCGCGTTCCTGCAAGTAAGACTAACGTCGATTTCTTCGGTGCTATTTTCAACGTAAACTTTGACGGGTGGTTTGACTTTCGCAAGAAGGTTGAAGCGGTGCTAACGGTGAACACGATACCAATCGCAAGTGGTCACATTCAAGTGAAAAAATTGTACTGGCAGTCGGGCAAGTTGTTCGAATTTGAAGTGGTGTTCTTCGGTGAAGTTCCAAACCTTGCACGTTTACTAAATGAAAAGAAACTCAAAGATATTGAATCGATTGTCGCGGGTGATTTGGATTACGATTTACTTCACGAAAATGTTGAAACACCACCTAACGAACACACGATATTAACGTTGTGCGATAAGTGGAATTTAACAAGTTACAATACGGAAGGACAACCTGTTTATTCACCTTCTGACACTACGTTTGACACATACAAACCTTTGTACGTTGGTCATTTAACACCTGCTGTCAAGGCGCAATACTTGTTCGACCAAATAATGAGCGACGCAGGTTTGCAGTATTCGAGTGATTATCTTGGAGAAATACTTGAAGACGTTTATGTTCCTTTCGTGAATGGTCAATACTTGAACGCTTCACTTGGGTTAAACGATAACGCTTCAAATCTTGCTCTTGCTTCAGACGTTAACGGACTGACATTTGCACCTTCAAATAACATTTATAACTTATATACTCAATTTACTGAATACGAAGACGCAGGTTCTAATTGGAGCAGTGGTATATTTACAGTTCCTTATACAGCGCAATACACATTCAGACTTGCGGCAAATGGTCGTGTAAATACTTTGAACGGACAAGACTTCGGAAACTATCCTGTTCGAATTATGGTTTATGTAAATGATGTTTTCACTTACGAATACGAATTACTTCAAACGAGTTATTTGTTCTATTTGAACTCAACGCAAACCTACGCTTTCAATGGCGGTGATACGGTTAAATTCAAGTTGCAAATCTTACCGCAAGATTCAACCGCAGGAACATTCACTTGGGACGTTGATTTATTTGGTAACGCAACGGTTTCTCAATTCGGTTGTGGTGTTGAACTTATTAGTGTTGGAACAAATCTAACAGGCGACGCAGTTGTAATGGAGTACAACGCTCCAGATATGAAGCAAATTGATTTCATCACGTCAATACAGAAAATGTTCAATCTTGTTTTCGTTGCGGACAAGACGCTTCCAAACACGCTGAAGATTGAGCCAATGGTTGAATATATCGCAAGTGGAAACACTCTCGATTGGTCGCAGAAACTCGACTTGTCGAAAGACATTATGTACTCTCCAACGACTGACCTACAAAAGGCGAAGTTCTCTTTCACATACACAAGTGATTCAGACTTTTACAATTCAGTATACACCGACAACGGACGCACATACGGACGTTATGAAGTAACAGAAGCAGATTTTGAAGTAATAAATGAGTTCGCAACTGGCGAAGAAAAAGTTGAGTTAGCCTTTGCGTCTACACCTTCAGCACCTGTTCAAAGCACAGACCTTGTTGTGCCTGTTTTCACCAACGCAGAAGGACAATTCGTACAACCGAAGCCACGCATACTTTATTACTTCGCAGACTTCTTTGTCAATATGTACGACGAGGTTTCAGATAGCGTTATTGTTACGGCTGTAAAGTGTTTGAACAATTACTCGACAATGAACGCAACGGTAACGGATAAGGACTTAAACTTCGCGCCAGAAATACCACCGCACACAATCATTGCGAACCCATATGAGAACCTATACAATCGTTGGTGGAGAAACTACTATCGCGAACTATTCGACGGACAAGCGAGAATCTTGGAAGGAATGTTCGCACTTACTTTGAACGATATATTCAGCTTTCAATTTAGCGACAAGATTTGGATTATCGATTCGTGGTGGAGAGTGTTAGAAATTCAAGGCTATGTCGTTGGCGAACAAGATATGACAAAGGTAAAACTCATTCGCGTTCTTGACATCGAGAATGGTTGCGACCTTATACCCGTTTCCGCTAACCTTGACCAATCGTTAAATTGGGAAACACCGAACGGAGATCCTGCGACAATTACGCAAGACTGTTGTCTTCGTTTTGGCTACAATTGGAACAGCACGAAGAACGATTGTTTCTCACAACCAAACAACGGAACACGTTCATTTATAACACAACAAGTACCTTCGTTAGCACCAACGCGATTCGGTGCGCCTGTTAGCTTTGGTGGTTCGATTAGTCAGCCAGTAAGAACGATAACGACTGACTACGTTGTGACGAATTTCGACAGAATGATTTTCGTAGATACAACGGCAGGAAGCGTAACGATTTATTTGCCTTCAGCAACGACGACGGCAGGACGTGAATTGATAATTCAAAAGAGCGTTGCAGCTAACGGAGTAACAATACAAGCATATACAGGTGAAACGGTTGAAGGTAGCGGAAGCGTGACCTTAAGCGGAATGGGTGACACAATAACAATAATAAGTAATGGAAGCGACTTCAAAGGAACATCTTCAAAATAAAGCAAACGCAATGGTCGCTTGTTTAGAGTTCATTAAGTTGAACGTCAAGAGCGAAAGTGAGTTCGGCAAAGTGGCGAACGGAAAGCGTAAGTTGAAATTATGGAAGCACTACGCGTGGAAAGTAACGCGTATTTCGGTAAACGTCGCCTTTTGGATATTTATACTTTATAAACTACTATTCTAAATGGCGAATACAATTGATTTTAATGTAGGCACAAACGCAATGACCGTCCTCAATCAGACGGCAACAGCGGCAGACAATACAGCGCAAGGGTTTAGTTCAGCGAAGGCGGAGTTACGCGCGTTGAATCAGCAGTTGTTGCAAATGGATTCTTCGAGTGAGGAATTTAAGAAAGCGTCCGCTCGTGCTGCTGAGTTGAAGGACAACATTTCCGACTTATCCGCTGAGATTAGCGCAAACGCAGGTAATGCTTTCGAAGGTCTTTCGAATAACGTTTCGTTGTTTGGTAGTCGTCTTATGGACTTGGACTTGAAAGGAGCAGGACAAGCGTTGAGTGGAATGGGTGCGGCAGTTTCTCGAATAAATTTCAAGACTGTCAAAGATGAATTAGGTGGTTTAGCCAAAGGGTTGAAAGATTTAGGAACGGCTGTTTTGACTAATCCATTCTTTTTGATTGTTGGTGTTTTGGCTGCTATTGCTTACAATTTTGAAGAGATTTCAAAGTGGGCAACACAAGCATCTTTGAGTGAGCAGAACTTAGCAAAAGCAACAGAAGACTTAAACAAAGCAACCGAACAAGAACTTCTTAAAGGTGCTGAAAAAATAACTCAAATTGAAGTCTTAACAGCGAGAGTTAAAGACAACAATTTAACAGAGAAAGAAAGAAGACAAGCGTTGAAAGATTTAGAGACAATGTACCCAGCGTACTTCTCAAATCTTAACGGAGACATCAACGACACGGAAGCGTTAAACGCAGCGAAAGAAAAGTTAATTGCAAACATTAAATCGGAAGCAAAAGCGAACGCGGCAAAGTCTTTACTTGAGGCGGAATACGCAAAGAAGTTGGCTTTAGAAACCGAAGTAAACACAAAGAAAGCAAAGTTTACACAAGAGCAATTAAACGAGGCTTTAGAAAATGCGAAGTTTAACCAACAAACATTCTTCAAAGACGCAAACCAAAATTTAAGTGACTGGTATAACGGAACGGAAGGAATTGGAAAAGCACAACTTGACCTTGAACAAAGTATCGAGCGAATTGCATTTCTTGAAAAAGAGGCAACGTCTGCTGTTTTAGCAAATGTTGAAACTGAAGTAAAAGGAATAAGAGAAAAAACAAAGGCTGCTAATACTGCTGCTGAAAGCGAAAGAGAAAAGAAAGAACAAGAGAAAGAAAAAGAACTTGAAGCAAACGCGGTAAAGGCTGCAAAAGAATTAAAACAAGAGAAAGAACTTGCAGACGCAAAACTTAAAGTGCGTGAAGATTACATCAAAGCAAATCAAGGCGCACAAGCCAACGAACTTTATGAGTTAGAAAAGAAAAAAGAACAAGAACTTCAAACGTGGGAAGGAGCAGAAGAAGATAAAGTTTTTATTATTGAAAAATATCGCCTTGCTGAAATTGACATTAATAAAAAGTACGACGACTTAGCACTTCAACAACAAATTGAGGCTAACGAGAAACAAAAGGCTGCGGACGAAAAAGCAAAAGAAGACGCGTTAGAAAGAGAGAAACAATTAGCCGCTGATAAGTTAGAAGCCGAACGCGCGTTAATGGATGCAAAATTCACTCTTGCTTCCGCTTCGGTTGATTTGTTAGGAACAATATTCGCAAGAAACAAGAAAGCGGCTGACATCGCGTTTGCACTTGACAAAGCGTTAGCCATTGCGCAAGTAGTGGTTAATACTCAACGAGAAATTAGCGCGTATAACGCTAACCCAGTTTGGTCTTTGTCGCCCGACGGCGGTGCTTCAATTAAGATTCCTGCAATCATTGGAGCTAAGCTTCGTGCTGCGGCTTCCATTGCAACAATAGCAGGAACGGCAATAGGTCGTTTTGCAGGTGGTGGCGCAAGTGGTGGTAGTGGATCAGGAGCAAATGGCGGTGGCGGAACAACCGCTCCTTCACCTGCGAACTTCGCCTTTGTAGGCAACCAACCCAACCAACAACAACCACCATTACAAGCGTACGTCGTTGGAACGCAAGTCAGCAGCAATTTAGAGGCACAACAACTTATTCAAAATCAATCTCGCCTTGGCGGTTAAAAAAATAAACAATATGAAAAAAATTAAAGTTATTGAATACGGAATCGACGACGCAGGATTGCTCGGAGTGTACGCGATAAGCGTCGTAGAACAACCTGCAATCGGTGTAGATTTTGTCGCATTAAGCGAACAACACAACGTGAAGTTCAAAGAAGATTTCAGAGGTCTTTTGTACGGAGCGTTATTGATTCCCGACCAACTAATTTACAGACGCAACGACAAGACCGAAGAAGAATACTATGTAAAGTATTCGAAGGACACGATTCGCGCTATTGCTTACAACTATTTGAAGCAAGCAAACCAAAACAACGCAACAGTTGAACACGCGAAAGTTGTTGACGGAGTGTCGCTTGTTGAAACGTGGATAATCGAAGGCGAAAACGACAAGTCTAAGAACTTCGGCTTCGACCTACCGGAAGGAACGTGGTTCGGTTGCATGAAGGTCGAGAACGACGAAGTGAAGCAACAGATCCAAAACAAAGAAGTTCTTGGTTTCTCAATCGAAGGAAAATTTGAAGTTGAGAAAGAAATGTACATGAGTAAGCACGACGAATTTGCTGCCATTCTTGACGAAATAAACGAACTTCTCAAAGGCGAGTAATGAATATCGAAGCAGGGGGGTTTTTTAAGTTGGAGTTATTCAACGACGACGCTACTCTGTTTTTGAACGCACTTACCAAGATAACCAACGATGGTGGTAAAATGGGTTTTAAGACGTACGGCTTAAGTGAAGACGAGTTGAAGATACTGAATACGATTCTCGATAATTTAGGATAAAAAAACGGAGGGTAATCACTCCCTCCGTCAAACCTAAAATCAAATTTCACCTATGAAAAAGCGAATTACGAAACAAATATACCTCTTTTTATATATCCTATTCAAACAAACAATTAACAGAATTATGAATTTACGAGAAAAAGTAAACGCTCTATTCGCAAAACACAACGTTAGCCTATCTGCTGAAGAAGTAGTTGAGGTGAAGCAAATGGTTGAAGCGATTCTAGAGGACGGGACAAGCATCTACTCTGACAGCGACGTATGGGCAGCTGGTGTTCGTGTATTCGGTAAAGACGCAGACGGAAACGAAGTTGCGTTAATGGACGGAGAATACAAGACAGCGGAAAGCATCATCGTTGTGGTTGCTGACGGTGTTGTAACCGAGTTAAAGCCAATGGAAGAAGAATCTCCAGAGGTTGAAGTAGTAATCGAAGAAGAACAAACTTCTGAGGTTGTTGCTGAAGAATCACTAAACGCAGAGGTTGAAGGACTTCTTTCGTTAGTTGCAAAGTTAGAGAGTGAACTTGCTGACATTAAGAAGGCAAACGAAACACTTTCAAGCGAAGTAACAAAATTAAGCGCACAACCTGCTGCGACTTCTATCAAAGAAGTAAAACAGGCAAAACAAACACCTTCGAAGCCTTACGCTAAAATGAGCGCAGAGGAGCGTTTCGTATTTCACTTAAACAAATAAAAAAATAAAATAAAAAATGCCTACTACATTATCCCCAAACCCAATTAACAGCACCTTTTCAGGAGCTGTCGCAGGCGGTTATATCCGCGCTGCATTTTTAAGCAACGAATCTTTGTCTGCTGTTACATTCAAAGAAAATATCGACTACAAACAAGTAGTTCGTAAGTTGGTTGACAACATCACTTTCGAAGCACCAACGTGTGACTTCACTCCACTTGGAACTGTTGCATTAAGCGAGCGTATCTTAACTTTGGAGAAATTTCAAATTCACAGACAACTTTGTAAGAACGACTTTTTGAAAGATTGGGAAGCACGCTCTGAGCAAAACGGAGAACTTCACGCTTCATTGACTGACGCTATTATAGCTAACGTTTTAGCAGGAATGGCAGCTCGTAACGAAGTTGTTATTTGGCAGGGTGTTAACGCTAACGTTGGTGAGTATGCAGGTTTCGAGACTTTGTTCTTGGCTGATGGTGACGTTCTTGACGTTCCAGATCCTGAAGCTATCACAACTGAAAACGTAATTGCTGAAATGGGACGTTTAGTTTTAACACTTCCAACACGCGTACGTCGTGCAACTGAGAAGCCAATTATCGCAGTTTCTTCAAATGTTGCTGAAGCATACAGAAGCGCAATTCTTGGTCTTGGTGGTGGTTTCTACCTTTACCAAGGTGAATCAGTTGTAATGAACTGGCAGGGACAATACGATGTTGTTGAGTGCCCAGGTATGTCTGACGACACAATGGCTTTCTATCAGAAGTCAAACTTGTGGTTCGGAACTAACGTTCTTGACCAATGGAACAACGTTGCTGTTTTAGATATGTACCAGTACGATCTTTCAAACAATGTTCGTTTCGCAGCTTCTTTCTTCGCAGGTGTACAATACGGTTTCGGTAACGAGATTGCGTTCTACCAATACACTGCATAATCTCAACCATTCTAACCCTTGCATAATAGAGGTGGTGGCATAAAACCCACCCCTCTTTTGTGCTAATAAAAAACATACAAATATGGCATGTGAATTAAGCACAGGATTTACACTCGATTGCAAAGACGGCATCGGTGGAATTAAGCAAATCGTTTTGTTGGATCAAAATTTAGTGACTGGGTTTACTCTTGATGGATCAAGTGTTGTGACAGCAATTGCTGGACCATCAGACGCAGATTTGTACACTTACGAACTTCCAACACAAACAGGTTCATTTGAGGAAACAATCAATTTCAACCGCGACAACGGAACGGTGTTCTACACTCAGACCGTTAACGTGATGTTGCACAAATTGAGCGCAGCAAAGCGCAAGGAATTGCAAACGGTTGCACAGGCTCGTGTGATTGTATTCGTTCAAGATACAAACGGAAATTGGTGGGCTGTTGGATATGAGTATGGAGCAGACCTTTCTACTGCAACAGCAGGAACAGGAACAGCTTTAGGAGATGCTAACGGATACACCTTAGCGTTCACTCACGAAGCTGCGGTTCGCGCTTACAAATTAAGTGCTTCTCCTGCTTCATTGATTTCTTAATAAAAAACTTTTACACATAGAGGGGCAAAGCGTCCCTCTGTGATGTAATTTTAACGTAAAGGAACAGATAGAATGGTTTATCTCAACACAAACACAGCGAATCAAGATGCGTGGCTTTCACTCGATGAAGGACGTGCATACTTCAACGTTGCCTTTACACACTACCTACTTGTTATGACTTACGAAATGACAGGTGAAAAACTCGCGCAAGTAGTAACCGTTATCAACGAGAACGAACGCGTAACTAAAATAAGACTAACCACAGTTGGTTTGGTCGATGCAGGTCGTTATCATTACGAAGTGTACGGACAAAACAGCAGCAGCAATATAAACCCTACTAATGCTTCCGTCGTTGGATTGGTAGAAAAGGGTTTGATGATATTACAAGACGGAACAATTTACTTTGACGTTTCAACACCGACAATTCCTGTCGATGTAATTTATACAGGCGCATAAAATGAGCAATATACAATCAATAAATTTATCGGCTTATCAACCAGTTGAAGCAGTTGAAACGGAGAATCGTTCAGGTTGGATAAACTACGGACAAAACAATCTTTTTCCACAGCACCTAATCACGCTTTATTACAACAGTCCTATTCATAACGCGTTGACGAACTCAATTGCGTATATGATTGAAGGGCAAGGTACAGGAACGATTCTCGACAACGCATTACAAGGTATTGCGTTCGACTTAAAACTTCAAGGTTCATTTTGTGCTGAGGTTATTTGGTCAATGGACTTCACTCGCGTGGTTCAAATCAACCACTTACCTTTTGAGAATTGTCGTTTAGCTTACGACAAAGAAGAAGACGATGTAACAGGAATTTGGTATTCTCGCGATTGGGCAAACACACGAAGCAAAAGAGGAAAGCCAGAGTTCATTCCTGCGTTCAATCCGTCCATTGCACAAGAGCAACCAAGACAAGTTATTTACGCACACGGAATGATGGCAGGAAGTTCGTACTACGCGAAGCCCGACTACTTTGGTGCATTGAACTACGTTGAGTTAAGTTACCAAATGGGACTTTACCACGTTAACAATATCTTGAATGGTTTGTTTCCTTCGTTTATCATTAACTTTTTGAACGGAATACCTCAAAAAGAAGAACGTGAGGCTATTCGTCGCGAATGGGAAACAAGATTAAGCGGTGCAAGTAACGCGGGTAAGTTCTTAATGACGTTCAACGAGGATCCTGCACGAGCTCCACAAATCGAATCGTTTCCTTTGTCGGACGCAGACAAGCAATATCAGTTTTTATCGGAAGAAACAGCGAAACAAATTATGGTCGGTCACCGCGTTGTGTCACCATTGATTCACGGCATACGCGACACAACAGGTTTCGGAAGCAATAAAGACGAAATGTTGGTAGGTTTAGAGATATTCAACAGCCAAGTTATTCGTCCTTATCAAAGAATAATCGAAGAAGTCTTTACACCGATTTTAGGCGACGTAAATATAGAGATGAACTCTATCTTCGAAGATGGAATTGCAATCGATTCTAACGCACCTACCACAGTAATAGACGTACCTTCAACAGACGTGACAGAAACACCAACAGGAATAACTGAAAAAGTTAGTGATGTGACCTACAACGGAGCGCAAATTGCTTCTGCTTTGGAGATTGTCGCAGCGGTTGGACTTGGAACGCTAACGCAAGAACAAGCAATTGTATTCTTGGTTCAATTCTTAGGTCTTGACGTGGACGTTGCAAAGTCAATGTTTCAAACAAGTGGCGATGCGGTGGCTAAATTGTCCGCTCAAAAAAAAAAAGTAGTTGCGAAGAAGGCAAAGGATGCGGGTGTTAAGATAAGCAAAGAAGAAGGTGAAGCGTGGCTTGCACATCTGCGCGAAAAGGCTGAATACATCAACGAAGAAGAATGGCAATTGCTATCTGACGAAGAAGTAACCAACCCAGAAGACGAAGAAAAGTTCCGTTCTGAATTTATGAGTGTTCGCGGTTACGCAAAACCAAACGAAAAGAGCGAAGAAAAGGACACAGGATTGTATAAAGTTCGCTATTATTATTCAAGAAATTATACTTGGAAGGAAGGCGAAATGGTAACACGCGATTTTTGTCAAGAAATGGTAGCACTTTCTAAACTTGGAGCGTTGTTTAAGTACGAAGACATTATTGAAATGGGAAGCGACGGAGTGAATGGACAATTTGCTCCAAGTGGTTCTTCAACTTATTCAATATGGACGTACAAAGGCGGTGTCTATTGTCGCCACGCGTGGTTCAGAAAGGTGTTTTTCCGCAAAAGAAAAGACGGTAAATTCTTACCTAACGACGGATTGAAAAACGATACTGTTGTAACAGGAAAAGTAGCCAACGAACTATTCCCAAAAGGCGAAGAAGCGGTACGTCCTAACGATATGCCGAATAGAGCATCATTAAAATATAAATAAAAACTACAATGGCACTACAACCCGAAGTTCTTTTAATAGACGAAAACTATATCAAAAAATACACTTGGATTAACGGTTCAGTTGATCCGTTGCTTATGTACCCTGCAATCTATTTGTCGCAAGATAAATACGCGCAGTTGTATTTAGGAACTGACCTTTACAATAAGATTAAAGAAGACGTGGTAAACGACGATATTTCAGGTGCGTACGCAACCCTTCTTGATAATTACTTGCGTCGAATGGTAATGTGGTGGACGATGTACGAAGTGCTTCCGCATTTGTACGTTAAAACGGACAACGGAAGTCTTGTTATTCGCACAAGCGAAGACACGACACCAATATCACAAACCGACTTACAGAACTACCGCGATCAAGCGCGTTCACAGGCTATGTTTTACACTCAAAGAATGGTTGACTATTTATGCTTCAATCAATCAGACTTTCCAGAGTACACGACGAACACAACGCAACAGATTTGGTCACAAACAAATGTGTATCCGTCGAACGCTTTCGAGATTAGCGACGGACGTGATAGATTACCTTATGAATACAGACGACGTGGTTTAGGTTGGTTGAGATAACTTAAAAAAATAAGAATGGCTACAAGGGGACGCAAGAAGAATTTGACAATGCACAAGATTTACGAAGAAAAGTTTCGTAAGTATCTTGCAAAGAAAGAAAAACAAATAAAGAAACTCAAAAATGAAAGTTAACGCTGAAGGCTACGCGCTATTGAAGAAGTTTGAAGGCTGTCGTTTGAAGGCTTATTTGTGTCCTGCTAACGTTTGGACTATTGGTTACGGAAACACCTTCTACGAAGACGGAACGAAGGTCAAAGAAGGCGACGTAATCACACAGTCAAGAGCGGAGCAATTGGCGAAAAATGTCGTTGACAAATTTGCGGTATCCGTTCGTGCCTTGATAACGCAAACGCTTAATGAGAATCAGTTTAGCGCGTGTGTTTCACTTGCATATAACATCGGTGTTGGTGGGTTCAAGAAGTCCTCTGTATTGAAAAAGGTAAATGCTAATCCTAACGATCCGACCATTGCAGATTCTTTTCGTTTATGGAACAAAGGTGGCGGAGTAATTCTCAAAGGTTTGGTTCGTCGTCGCGAAGCAGAAATTGAATTATACTTTAAGAAATGAACGCAGAAACTGAAATTGCTTTGATACACGAAGAACTTCAAAATATGACGAAGAAGATAGACCGCATCTATCACGTCTTGATTGGTGACGACGAAATGAAGATTGAAGGTCTTGTCAGCAAGGTTCAGAAACACGACAAGTATATTCAGAATCAAAGATTGCAGGTCGCTCGTTTAAGTGGCATTGCAGCCACCGCTGGTGTCATTGGTGGGTTGATTGTTCAACTTGTTTTGAAGGCAATATGAAAGAGAAATTGAAATCGTGGTTGAATGAATTAGTCACGAGTTCAACAAAAGTTTCAAGTAAAAGAATTATTGCTATATTTGTTGTCATTAACTTAATCGTTTTCAGTTATGTTGCAACTTTTACAATCTACATTATTCCAATTGCGATGTTCGACACACTCGCAATTTTAGCAGGTAGCTTGTTTGGTGGAACAGTAATTGAACGATTTACAAACCAAAAATCAAATGGCACATCAAACGGAAGCGAGAAAGATAGCAGCGGAGATTTGCAGTAAATTTCCCGACGCACCGCATCATTCATTAGCCGCTAAACTTTTCACAGAATATCCAGAAGCGTTCGATTCGCAAGAACACGCGCGTAATTACGTTCGTCGTGTACGCGGTAAGCACGGAACAAAAAGTCGTAAACATAACACACAAAAAGAATTGATTGACACAGCACCCCGACCTTCCAACCCGTATGCACTTCCGAAGTCTTACGCTAAAAAACGCAGACACGTTGAATTGAAGGGAACAAAGTTTTTAATTCTTTCTGATTTGCACTTTCCATACCAAGACAACGAAGCAATTGAGTGCGCTATAAACGAAGGCATCAAACAAGGGTGCGATTCAATCATATTAAACGGTGATGCGTTAGATTGTCACATGATTAGCGACTTCGTTAAAGATCCACGAAAGAGAAAATTCAAAGACGAGTTGTATTCTATTCGTCAATTCCTTGCGTCGTTAAGACACACGTTCCCGAACGCGAACATATACTACAAAGAAGGTAACCACGAAGAACGTTACTGGCGTTATATGCGAATCAAAGCACCCGAACTATTCGACATCGACGCGTTCGACTTTCCTTCGTTGACGCATTGCGACAAGCACGACGTTAAATGGATTGACGGAAAGAGCAAATTGAATATCGGTAAGTTGTCTATATTTCACGGACACGAATTTGGGAAACAATTCCTTCCTTCTGTTAACGTTGCGCGTGGATTGTTTATGAAGACAAAAGTATCTGCGCTTTGCGGACATCATCACCAAACAGCAGAACACAACGAGCGCGATGCTAACGGAAAGTTCATCACTTGTTGGGGTGTTGGTTGCTTAAGCGAACTTTCACCCGACTACAACCCTTATTCGAAATACAATCACGGCTTTGCAATAGTCGACAAAGGCGCGAATGGTGCTTTCAGCGTTCACAATTACAGAATACACGAAGGAAAGATTTTATGAGAAGGAATATATTCGCAGCAATACTGTTGTTTCTTGGAACGTCGATTCTTTGGTTGGTACTTTGTTGGAATTGGTGGGGACGACCTGTTGCAAATAACACAACAAGTAAACTTCAAACGCAGGATAGCATCATCAATTACAACGCAGGGGAATACCAGATGCTTCTCGAAGAACAATTAGAACTACAAGAACAAATTGCTTACTATGAAAATGCTCAACTTACAGCCAAAACCACCTATCAAAGAACTCGTTCTGCTATTGTTATTCGAGATACTATTACTCGCGTGGATGTTATCCATTTGGTGAATAGTTGCGATAGCGTTATTGCTTCCGATTCGCTCGTTATTGACAACCTCAAAGAACAATTGAACATCGAAGCGAGAAAGATTGACAACTTGCAAGAAGTGGTCGTTGCTTATGAACAGAAGGAAGATATATTGACCGAAGAAATAAACACTCTAACTGCTGATAAAAAGAAATTGGAGAAACAAAAAAAGCGCAGAAACCACGCTTTGATTGTAACATCGTCCGTCGCTATTTTGTCGACTTTTGTTCTTTCAATTTTACTTTAGATTCTGGAACGTAGAACTTCAAAGAGAACTCAATTGCTTCACTTAAAAAAGTGTTGCGACTGTTCTCTCCTCGTTTCTCGTCTATCTCGTTCCACAGGTCCTTGTGTAAGTACACGCAGATTCCTTTTTTAGTTTTACTTTCTGGCATCTTCTTCAATTTTTAGTTTCTTCAAATACAAAGCAAGGTCTAACGCTTCTTCGTATGCGTGTTGTAACCATTCAGAACGCGTTAAGTCAGTTCGGTCAAGTGTTGTTCCGTACGTCTCCATTCCCTTCGCTTCACGCGCTTCTAATTCGGCAATAACCTGCGTGAGTAAATTACTGTTCTTCATTCGGTTTAGACATCATTGAACCAATCATAAGCGCAAGATAAATTTTCTCTTTCGCGTTTAAGTCTTTGCGTTGTGAAAGTTCCAGAAGGATATCTCCGAGAATCTTTCCTTGTTGAAAGTAGATAGCAATTGAATTAACAATTTCTCGCTCTCTATCGTAAGTCATTTTGAGCGTTTCGTATAGTGGTGTGTTTTTCATTCTTGTATGTTTTCTATTTCTTGTTTTACTTTATGAGCAAATTCAATCACTTCTTCGTGTTCTTGCATATGATTAATCATCGCGTCCATTTCAATTTGACACGCGTGTTTTATTACTTTTACAGGACTATTTGGATTCCAAGTTTTGCTTCTTGTAAAAATTTCATCAGCATATTGTTTTACAAATTGCTCCATTGTTAAACCTTTACAGGCTTCTTCTATTTCATCGTATCCGAAGGCTTCTATTATTTTCATTGTGCTAATATAATTAAGTTATGCTAACCCACGACATATTGTCCATAACTTGGATTAAGTTCGAAGTACATTCGCATCATGATAGCGTCGGCAACATCTGGAGAAATTCCTTCGCGGTTCTTGATAACGTCCTTCGGTGTTACCATTAACTTTCCGTCCACGTCTGCTCTGTGTCGCTTAATCATTTCAAGCTCACGAACGATTTGTTCTTTGCGCGTACTGGATAGAATCGTCACCTTGTTTTCCTCAACGTATTGCGCAAGTTTGTAATAACATTCGCTCTTTAAGTTTTGGTATTGTGGATGCTTTGGTTTAGATCCGTTGACGAACCCTCGACACTTAAGAAAATCAACCACACCACCACCAACACCGTCTTCGTCGCACACAACGTCTTGCAATAAAATTGAGTGTTGTTGACAGGTTAAACGAATCTTGTTCACTACTTCGTCCAACGCTGCACGATTGAGTTCAATTATATCGATTATAGTTAGACCTTCCCAAACGCAAATGATTGTTCTATCCTTCCCGAAACGCGCAATATCGGCTGTGATGTATTTCTTGCCTTCATTGATTACTTCGTTGCGGAACATTCGAAGTAAGTTCTCCGTTTGAAAGAGTTTGTCGCTGTCGTCGTCGAACTCCCAGTTGCCTTCGAGCAGACGTTTGCGGTCGTACTCTGGAAGTCTTCGCAACGATTCAATGTAAGCTACCGGTAAGAACGGATTGTCTTGCGGTAACGCTTGAACGAAAGCGCGGTGTGAAGGCAATTCGTTGCGGTTGTTCTTCATATAGAATTCATTGTACAACCAACCCTTCGCAGGATTACACGAAAGAAAACCTTTGGGAATTAAACCGAACTCGTTCAATTTAAATCGACAACGAGAGTGAACAATGCTGACCGCCTTTTCGGTTACTTCGGAACACTCGTCAATGAAGTAGTCTGTGATTTCTAACGATCCAAGACTATTGAAGTTAACGTCCGAAGGGTACGCGAATAAGTCTTTCAATACTATCTCGCTTCCGTTGAAGAACTTTATTACGTTGGATTGTCCGTTAAACGTGTAGTGCTTGTTCGCTATCAATCCAAATTCTTCAGCCGTTTCGAAGAACGTGTTTAACGTCGTCTTTTTCAACGTATCTAATTTGCTACGTCCAATAAGCGAACGCGTCCCTGCGTACTTCAAACGACGTTGTATCTGCCACATACAACCGAACTTCGTCTTCCCACCCCCTGCCGCGCCACCGTATAACAACTGTTCAACTTGTGAATCAGTCGCCAAATAGTTAAGTGCTTCAATCTGACGCGGCAGGTATTCGGGTTTATATGGTTGCATTAAAATAATGTTAGTTGATTTTCAACCACAGGACAAAGTTCGTCTTGAAGTATTTGAACAATGCGGTCGTACTTCTTCGCGTCGTTGTTTTGCTTTACTTGGTGCAATAGCAATTCAAGACCAGCGTTGAACGCTTCGTCTTTTGTTTTGTACACGTTGTATTCAGCGTGGTAAATTAAAGGCTGCGACCAACCTTGATCCTGTCCGTGAAACCTAATTGAATAACTCCAATTTCCGTTCTGAACAATGGCTACGTTTACCTGCGCTTCATAACCTTTTATACATTTGTATGTGTACAGAATCGGGTTTTCGCAAACTCCTTGTTCGTTAAATATAAATTGGTTCATTGCTTTGACAAATAAAGTTTGTAAAGTTCACGGAAGCCTTCAAAAGAAATTGATTCTTTAAGTAGCTGACGCTTCCTGTCACTCATTCTTTCAACCATTGGTTTGTTCAATTGCTGCTCGAAGTAAACCGTCTTTCTTGCCTTCGCTTTACACAACGCGTATTCTTCGTCAGTGAATGTTTCAGCAGTTATACGCTTACTTTCTTCGAGCCATCGCATCATTGACACACCGCGCAATTCTAACGTCGTGTATTTGCCTTGTTTGAAGCTCTCAATATCTTCCTTCAACATTCTTCTCCAACTGTCATCGTTTACCGCCATTTCGTTTTCTTTTATTAGTTCTGCTTTTTCTTCTATTGATTGCGCTATTTCACGCTGAATTTGTAAGTTCGCCTTGTCGCGGTGTGGTTTGTAGTGCGTCAACACGTCGCCAATAAACGACACGCTCAACGCACCGAAGTGTTCGGTTTTCTTTGACAGTTCATTCGCTGCGTTTAGTTCAAAGGCAAGGTTGAAGTGTTCAAACGTAACCCAACGAAAGTGCTTCACAATAAACTCGTGCAGCATTTGCAACAGTTGCGCCTCTGGAAGTGCTATTCCATACATAGCGCACACCTTCGAGCAAAGTTTAACGAACGTAGGAAGATCGTAGTCGGCTACGAACGCGCTTTCACGTTCTGCACGATCAACCCTTTGTGTAATTGTGAGCGTCGTTGTAGATGCGTTGCGCAGCGTCTGAATCGAATTTTCCATTTTTGATTTTAGTGTTTTGGTTTGTTGTTGCGAATGTACTTAAATCCCATTTACGAACCGCAGCCTTCCAGTCTTTCATTGGATTGCGTCCGACCTTCCAACCGTTGGCTTCGTAGTGAGCATGAAATTTCTCGGTAAATGCAAGCGCGTCTTTGTCGCTTAATTTCTCGCAGGCGTAGTCGTAGATTTCAAAGAAATTTGGTTTGACGAACGTAGCCTTCTTTTCTTTTGTTGGTGCTGGAAGGTTTGCTTGTGGAACTGATAAGCGAATAAGTAAGTCGTTTATCTTTTGGTCTTGTTCCTTTATTTGCGCTTCGAGTATTTCGATTCTTTTTTTCAATTGTAGTATTAGCATTGTGTTCCTCCGTAAGTTTCGTTGTAAAAATCTTCAAATTGAATTTCAAATATTTTTCTTAATTTTTCATTGGTAGTAACATTATCTAAAGCAGCTTCTTTCATCTGTTCCTTTTCCATTTGCAGTTTGTTGTACGCTAAATTAATGCAGTCGTTCAGTGCATTTTTAGGGTTGACATAAGGTTGGTCAAGTAAGGATTTCATTTCATTAATTAGTTGTTCAACCGCAGTTTTTTTCTTTTCCATAGTTATTTAGTTTTTAGTTTCTTTCCATTTAGGCATTTCATACCAAACTTTTTCTAATACAGGAATTTCAATATTATCCATATAAATTTTTACTTTACCCAAGTATTTAGGGCTGTCTATGTGACTAACAATATCTACACAATGCTTAGACTCATCACTTGGATTAATAGCACCACCGTATAAATTTCCGTACTTATCCTTGAAGACGCTCATGTACATTGGTTCAACATTGACTTTTGGCTTACCAAAGAGTAATCTCTTAAGAAATCTTTTCATAGTTATTTAGTTTTTAGTTTTGATATTTCAAATTGAACTTCTTTCCAATAATCTCTTTGGCTATCCCACATTTCAAAGTCGTAGTCGTAGCCTTTATTGCAGATGTTGGACTCGTATTCATTTATAATTTGAGTTACTGCTTTCAAAGCACACATTATAGCGTCTTCTGAATCCAAATATTGCTCCGTTGGGTGTCCGTGTAAGTTTTTATAAGCATCTACCAACTCTTCTGCTTTTTCTTTTGGTGTCATAGTTATTTAGTTTTTAGTTTCTCCGTAAGTTTCGTTGTAGTATTGTTCTACATTTGAATGAGCAGTTCTAACATCTAAATCTAATGCTTTATCTAAACATTTTTTTGCAAATGATATTTGCTCCTTCTTGTGCATCGCTTCAGCTTGTTGGAAAATATAATTCAATTCAGAATCTGTGTGTTTTTTGCTTATTATTTTATCAAGTAACCAATAAATGCTAATTTCTTTCTTTTTCATAGTTATTTAGTTTTTAATAAATTTCAATTTTACCCAACCATACAGGTTCTTTAATGTGTGCAGTAATATCTACCACATCTTGACCTTGCTTATGTATAGTACCACCATACTTATTGCCATACTTATCTTGAAATACACTCATTTCAAGTGGCTTACCAAAGAGTAATCTTTTCAGAAATCTTTTCATAGTTATTTAGTTTTTAGTTATGTCAGTCCATTCCCAGCCTAAGCACATCTTCATCATTGTACGATGAAATAAGTTAGGCTTTTTTTCAAACCAAATACACATTCCTGTCTTACTGCCTAAGCAATAAGAGCCTACACATTTAGAAGATGGCTTAAATTCAAGTGCTGGTTGCACTAATTCTGATTCTGTTTTTGTTTTCTTTTCCATAGTAGTTAAGTAAATATAAGTAACGATAACAAGAGCAATTATTGACATCAATGTCATTACTTGAGGATGTGTTATCATTAGTGAACTGAAGAGTAGAATTGCAATTGCGAATGCTACTGATAATAAAAGTGCTTTGATTTTTGACATAATTATTTATTTGATTTAGTTATTACAACATTTACATTTACCTCTACCGGCATGACCTTTCATTTTGTCTTTAGGCATCCATACCCCAATGTAGATTAGAAATAGTATGGGTATGCACATTAGCATACATAATAAAGCATAACCTATTGTTTCCATTTATTTAGTCCCAACCTTCACCTTTCGCATCGTCGTCTGCGTCGTCCCATTCCTGACAATCGAAACATACTTTTATTTCACCTTCGTCGTCGACGTGTTCATAAGCGGTGTCCCAGTCTTCGAGTTGTTGGTCGCGCAATACTTCGTCAACGCGTTCTCCGAGTTCTTTGCTTTCGCAGTTCGGACAAAAGATTAATTCTGATTTCATAGTTTTTGATTTTTGGTTTATTATAATTTGAGTTAATTCGTAAACGTGTAAAGCGTGTTCGTCCATTTCATTTCTTTCGCATTAATTTCTTCAACTTAATTTCTTTTTGATGTTCTAAATGCTCGACAAACTTAGTAAAAAATTTCATTGGTTTAGCATAACCGATATCATTTAACAAGTAACAGATTCTTTCAACGTTAGCTGCGTAGTTCTTGTCAACTTCAATTTGCCAACTTGCTTGTTTCACTCCGTGCATTACTGTCGCGTGGTCTTTGCCGTAGTGCTTCCCGATTGATTCGTAGCTTTGAAGGTAGCAAGGGCGAATGATGAAGAAAATGATTTGTCGTGCAGTTACTATCTCGCGTCTTCTTGTTGGAGTGTACAATTGTTGTGAAGGTATTCCCAACACGCTGCACGTTATGTCTTCAAGCGCACTCCAAAACATTTCTCTTTCATTTTCCAGTTCCTGCTGTTGTTTGATTTGCTCCGTTGTTAATCTTTCGTACTTTGGAATTATCATCGTCCAAAGTAGTTCGAAGCGTTCCATATGTCGCAAGGGAATCATCTCTGCAACCTCTTGTCTAATTTGCTCGTTAGTCATTTTCTTCATTGATTAAAATTGTCGGTGTAAATGTGCTGAATACTTCTTCGCGTGAAAGTCCTGTGTGAAGACAAATGTTGTTAAAGTCTTTGATTCTCATTCGCTCTGGGTGTGCAACGTAAAGTCGTGCTGTTGGATC